TCGACGATCTCGTGCAGCGTGATCGTCTGGTCGTACGGCCGCTCGCCGTAGAGCGCAATGGAGTCGTCGTCCTTTGCGTCGGCGGCGTCCTCGTCGTAATCGCGCTCGCGGTTGAAAAATGTAACCGTGACCTTGTTGAATGCATCGGCCGGCTCGCTGCGCTCGATCGAGATCGGATCATCCCCGCCGGCGGCGATGAAATCGTCGTCTGTGAACTCGAACAACGCATCGGCGTCCGGCGTGTAGGTCGCGCCATTGCCGCTCGCCGGTTCGTCCGACCAGGGGATGATCTCGAGCTTCCCTTCGGAGAACACCAGTTCGGCGTTGCCGATCTGCGCCAGCGTGGTGACGCGGTCCGCCGCCGCGGCCTGCTCGGTCCAGCCCGGCGCGATGAAAATGCCGTGCGCCACGCAGTAGTTTGACCAGGCGGTCAGATCGCCGATCCGCGCGCTCGGATAACCGATGCCGAAATCCGCGTGCGTCAGGATCTGCGTCAGGACGGCGGCCGGGTCCGCGTCTGCGATCCAGCGCACGACCGTGTGCGTGCCCGCGCCCGCGTCGGCGAGATCGATCGCGGCGCCGTTCGGGTCCTCCGCGAGCTGCATGGCGTCCGCGGCCGGATTCATGACATAGTAGTCGCGGCCCGCCGCGAGCGGGGCCGGAAGCGTGTCGGAGGACGATACGCGCACGATTGCGTTCTGCGCGTAGCCGTGCCCCGTCACCGAGAGAACATCGGTGCCGGCGTCGGCCGTGAACGTGTGCCCGCTCTGCCCGGTCGATCCGCGCTGGGAAGGGCCCTCGACTTCGAAGGTGTGATTGCCGAGCTGCGCGGCATCACCCAGCGAGTAGGCCGAGGCGGCCACATACGCGAGGCGTCGGTAGGAGAGCGCCTCCGTGGAATGGTTCGCCGTCAGGTACGGAAACGCGGTCTGCCCTGCCGAGCCCGTGTATAACGAGAGGCCGAGATCATCGAGCGTGGTGCGGTCCTTGTCCTGCCACACCCTGCCGATGCCGGCGATCTCACCCCAGGCGAGGCCCATCAGCACCGCCGCCTGGTATGTATAGCTGGTGGTGCTCGACGATCCACCGCCGCCGCCCTTGCCGCCGATGGATTGAGTTTCCGTGTGGGCGACGGCGGTGAAATCGCCGTACCAGAGAAGATTCGCCGGCACGCGGGTCTTGCCCAGCACGATCGGGATCGCGCGGCCGAGCACCGACGTCTGCACCCGCAGGCTGGCGATGATCGGCGCGCTGGGCGTTACGCTCTGCTGGCCTCCGCCGAAGAGGCCGCTCATTGCAGGCCTCGCACGCGGTAAAAGCCAGCCAGGCGCCGCGCCAGCGGCCCGCGCGAGGCATCCGATAGGGTGACCTTCCCCTCATCCAGATAGGCGTGAAGGATCAGCGGCCACTCGATGATGATCGAACCGTGCGCGGCCTGCCGGCCGTAGCGAAACATCGCCAGGTCGCCAGGCAGCGGCGTATCGCCGGCGCTCAAAGGGTCCGCATGCTGGAGCAGCGCCTCGAGGAAGCGCGCGCGCTCCTGGTGCAGATGCCAGTCCGGCGGGTAGTAGCCGAGGTCCAGGTCGGGCACGAGGCCCGCGGCGTGGTACACGGCGGCGAGGATCTGCGCGCAGTCCACGCCGCCGCCCTTCACACGCGCCATGTGGTGCCATGGCGTGCCGAGCCAGGTACGGGCCTCGGCAACGACCGCCGCGCGCATCGGCGATGCCGCGGGGATGCTCATACGGCCGTCTCCGCCTGCGGCACGTAGGGCATGCCGAGAAAATTGTCCAGGTTGACGAACTTGGCCTCGCAGGTCTCGCGCAGCCGGTCGCAGCCGGGCCATGCCGTGAAGGTGACGCCGGCTGCCGGGACGCTCGCGAGCGGCGCGGCGAGCGAAAGAGCTCCGACCACGTATCCCTTCACCGCGCGCGTGACGCCGGACAGCGCGCCCGAGGTGAATTGGATGCGGCCGTAGGAAAACCATCCGTCCGCCTGCGCGAGATTGCAGAGCACGCTTGACTCGGTGCTGCCGGCGTCGACCGTGCCAGTGGCCGCAAACGTCGCCTTGGAAACAGTGCAGCCGGCGTCGTAGAGCGTGTGCAGGCAGCGCGGCTGATACAGCCGCGGCGGCGTCTGCGCGTTCAGCAGCTCCAGGTCCGAGCGGATCTCCAGCGTCAGCTCCCTCGGCGAGCCGGTGACCTTGCCGATGCGGCCGTCGAAGACGTACAGCTTGCCGAGCGAGACGTCGCCCCATGTGGGCATGTAACAGCGCTCGATCAGTACGCGTACACCGTCGAGCACGCCGCGACGCACCGCGACGGGCCAGGTGACGCCGGACAGCAATTGCCCGTCATGCGCGGCCACCGTCACCTCCATCGCGTCCACTGCCACCCCCACCACCTGGCGCGCGGCGCTGCGCGTGAACACCGGGCCCGAGGCGGACCAGGTCACGGCCCCGATCGTGACCTTCGCGTCGAGCGTCGTGTAGCGGCCGAGCACAGCCCCGGCGGCATCGGTGAACGTGTAGAGATCCGCCCGGCGGAAGGCGCGGCCGGAGGTCAAGTGCGCGATCAGTTCGGGCGATGCGGTTTTCACGCGTCAGACCTTGTTCATCACCGAGCCCACCAGTGGCAGCTTCTTGACTTCCCAGAGCCCCTGGAAAAGCTTGCCGAACTCGAGCTTGTCCTCGTTAAAGCGCACGCGCCAGTAATACGTCCCGCTCCAGGTGAGCGCGTGACCGTTCGTGCCGGGGCTGACGAGCGTGATCAGGCCGGCCGAATCGTTCGTGTAGTCGGCCGGATTCGCCAGCGCGACGCCATTGCGTTTCACGTTGGTGATCGCGTTCACGTTCTGGACCGGTTCGATGAAGCCTCCGACGCTGCGCGTCAGCTGGAATTGCGTCGTCGTACCGTCGCAGATGCCGAACTGCTCGTTCGTCACCGTGTAGTCGTCCGGGTCCGTGTACAGGAAACTGTCGAATGCCCCATTGCGCGCGTTAAAAAATCCGAGCATTTGCCGAATTTCGCTCGAGCCGGCATCGCGCAGCACTTCGCACGACAGCTCGATCTCGTAGAGCGGATAGATCTGCTCCGAGACACGGGTCTCGCGCATGGAGCGCGAGCGCGCGATTCCCGTGCCCCACATCGGCGTCTTCTGCGTCTGCACCTTGATGCCGGGCGGCGCGGGCATTACCGAGTTGCTCACGTGCGGCCCCGGTAGGCGAAGTCGCGCGCGAGGCCGCGCAGCGCCGGGGTGAGCCTGTTCTTGTGGCGCTGGAGCAACCTCGCCACGCTTTCCCCGTCGACGGCGGATATGTGTACATGCACATCGCCGCCCAGCCCGCCGCCCTTGTCCACCGCATCCCGTAACGGATTGGCGATGTCGCTCGGCAGCACCATCTCCTGCTCGTGCAATCGCGTCAGGGGATTGATGCCGGCAGGTACATCCCATCCCCGGGCGGCAACCGGGATCGCGGCCGCCCAGGAGATCGCGCCAGCGTAGGCCGCCGCCGCTGCGGCCGGCGCCATCGCCGGCCCGACGATCGGGATTGCCGCCGTCGACGCGAATGCCGCAGAAGCCGCCACCGCGGCGTTCGCGCCCACCTTGCTCAGGGCGCTGACCTTTTCGATGGCCGATCCCATGATGGCGTTCAGGACCCATTGCGCCACCATCTTGATGCCCATGTCGATCACGGACAGCACGACCGTTTGCAGGATATTGCGCACGGCCTGGCCGAGGGTCTGCGTGCCCTGGATCACTCCCTTGATCGCGGTGCTGAAGCCGTTGGTAATCGAATCGAACAGTGTGCGCCAGGGCTTGAATCCTTCCACGGCGATCTGCCCGTCGAGCTTCCGCATCTCCAAGCCGTGGCGGCGCTGCAGCTCGGCGATCCTGTCCAGGTGTTGCCGGTACGCCACCTCGTCGTCGACGTACAGATACTCTTTTTCCTGGAGCGCCTGCAGCTCGACGGCGTATTCCATTTCCTTGAGCTGGCGCAGCAGCTCGAGCTTCTGCTTTCCACTGATCGCGCCGAGCTGCTCGAGCGTGTTGAGCTTCTCCCGCTCGAGCTCGACGTCCGCGAGGCGTTCCGCGCGATCGCGGTCGACCACCATTTCGCGCAGCCGGTCCTGCTGCCTGGCGCGCTCTTCGGCGAGCTTCATTACCTCGGCGTTGGCCTGCCTGTACTCTTTGGACTCCTGTCCGTAGCGCTCTCCGATACGGCGCGCCGCCTCGCCCGCCAGCTCGATCCGCTCGCGCGTGCCCTGCTTATGGCGCTCGATGCGGGCCTTGATGTCCGCAATCTCGCCCTCGAACGCCTCCTTGCGGATCTCCCGTTCGACCGCGTAATACTTTTTCGCGACCGCGGCCTTTTCCTGCGTCGAGAGCTGCTCCTCGTCGAGGATACGCTTCCAATAGTCGCGCTCCATCGCCCGGCTGAACTGCTGGAAGCTGCCCTGCTCCAGCTGCATGCGGTCGTACGCGTCGCGCTGCGCGGCGAGCTGGGCTTCCCATTCGCTGACGCGGGATTCTTTCTTTTCCTCCTTGGGCGTGTACGTCCTCGTGCCGCCTTTCGGGCCGGCGCTGCCCTGTCCCTGCTCTTCGCCGAAATCGAACAGCGCCGCGATGCGCGCGCGGGTCGTGTCCCCGGACTTGAGGATCTCCTCGAACTCGTTCTTCCACATCCCGCCGATGTTTGCCGGGATGCGCTTGAGCCGCGCGCCGGCCTCGGCCCAATGGCCGGTGACGGCCAGCGCCGCCGCTTCTGCGAGGCCGGCAAGCGGTTCGATCGCGGTAAACAACAGCGCGGTCAGCGCCCGCACAATGACGTTGATCCCGTTGTGGACCGCGTAGAGCAACGTGAGCAATCCGGCCAACGCGCCGCGCATGCCTGTCACGGCCGCGGGCCCGATCGAGGCCAGCCATTGCCCCAGATCCGAGAGCACCGGCATCAACGCCTGGCCGATCCGGTTGGCGAGAGCCTCGCCGACGTCCTTGACATCGTTCATCGCCCGCTTGAATACAAGCGCACGCTCGGCCCCTTTCGGGCCGACGGTCATTTCCAGGGCCTCGGCTTTCTGGCGCGCTTCCTCCATGATCGCCGGCGTGAGCTTCATCAGCTTCTGCACTTCGGCCCATCCCTTGCCGAAGAATTCCGTCGAGGCCAGATTGCGGTCGGTACCGGCCTTGAATTGCAGCAGGGCGTTGAGCGTGTTCTGCATCACGCGCTCACCGTCGAGCAGCTCGCCGTTCGAGCCGCGGGTTGCCACGCCGAGCTGGTTGAACCGTTCCTCGCCCTCGCGCAGCTTCATGGTGAGCTTGCCGATGGCGCCGGAATAGAGCTCCGTGTCGGCACCGATGTCCCCCAGCGCGATCCGCAGGGCGCTCGCCTCCTGGGTGGTGATGCCGAGCATGCGCGAGAGCTTCACCACCTCGCCGGTCGCCGCAGCCGTTCCAGCGATCATCTTGCCAAACAGCGCGCCGCCTCCGAGTACAGCCCCGACCGCGACGACCATGCCTTTCATCTTCTCGACGGCCGCTTTGATGCCGTCGAAACGGGTGTTGATCTCCTGGACGGCCCGGCCGGCATCCTGCCCGATGTTGTAGAACGATTCGCGCATGCCGGACTGCATGCGCTGGCTCTCGGTCAGCGCTTTTTGCGCCGAGGCTTCCATCGCCGCGTTGAATTGCGAATTGTCCGCGGTGATCTCGGTGCGGAATTCGTTCTTCGCTGCCATCGAGCGCCCCAAATGAAACGGGCCGCACCCACGCCGGCGCGGCCCGTAAACGAGAAAGCCGCCCGCAGGCGGCCCGGAAATTCAGCAGGAGATTACGTCAGCGGCGCTTACCGCGTCCGACCAGTGCCCAGATTGCGAGAAACAGGGCGAGTCCGAGGATCATCGCGAAGTTCTCTGCACCCCGCGCGTCGCTCGGAACGAACGGAAACACCCAGGCCTCGAGCAGCCCAAGATAGCCGGGCTTGATCACCGCCATCAGCACCATCGCGGCCACCAGGAACGCTACGATCCCCACCAATCCCCTTACCAGGTAGACCAGGCTGCCGGCGGCGATTTCAACGAGTGTCGAGGAGAGCCTCATGAAGCCATCTTAGCTTATTTCCCGTCCGTTGCAAGCATGTCCAGAATCTCGCCCGTCCTCTGTACCTGCCGCTGTTCCAGCGCGCCGGCAGCGCGTCCGCGGTAGCCGAAATACCCGGCCACCAGGACATGCACCGGCGGGTTGACATGCCAATAATCCGACAGCGCTTCGAGCCGCACGAGATCCATCTGCTCGTCGACCTCGTCCCAGGTCCATCCGAGCGACTGGCACAGGTGGGCGGTGATCCGCTCCCAGTCCGGGATCCCGGCGGCTACGCCTCCCCCGCGCCCGCCCCCCGTTCGAAGCCTGCGATCCTGAGCACCGCCTCGAAAACCTGCGGCAATTGCGCGAAATCGAGCGCCTCCGCGAGTGCGTCTTCGGAGAAATCCGGGTAGTTGCGCCGGATCGCCAAGTACACGATGTCGAACATGGCCTCCAGATCCTCGATGCCGGCCTGTGTGGCGTTGATTTCTCCGCGCAGCGCCCGACTGAAGAACGCGCGGTGCTTCTTGATCGCCTTGAAGTTGATCGGCGGAATCAGATACTCGGTTCCGCCTATGTCGATTTTCGTACCGGCGATCATGCGGCGCTCTCCTCGATGTGGGCGAGCAGCGTTTCAGCGCCCCCCGTCGTGTGGACGATCCGCCGGTAAAGCAGCGGCTCGCGGAAACTGACAAACTTCTCCACCGCGTCCAACACCCGGGCGCGCTGATCGCGTACGAAAACGGCCCGATTGCGCGCGTAGAGAGCGATGTCCGCCGCCGTGAGGTAGTGCGGCAAGGCCGTGAGGACGCGATCGAGTACCGCTTCCGCCTGCGCGCGCGGCACACCTTCAGCCACCACCTTGCGGCCGCGCAGGATGGCGATCGCGATCTCGCGCTCGCCGTCGTCCCAGCGCTGGATCGCGCCGAGCACCTCCATCACCAGGGCGCGGTTCTGCCGCGCCTCCGACAGCGCCGCGCACGGGAAGAACGGCACGCAGTGCACGAGCACGTACTCCTGCACGCGGCGCATGGCCTCGTGGAACACGGCCAGGCCTTCCGCCTCTGGCAGACCGCCTGCGGCCGCGGCGCGGACAGGATCCACGCCATTCAGCAGGTTGCGCAGAACCAGGGCTTCGTTCTCGGTCACGTCAGCTCGCCTCGGCCAGGCTCCAGGTACCGATGTTGTTGCCCGAATCGGCCATGGAAGCGAATTCGAACTCCGGCGTTTCGAAGTCCTCGAGCTTCGACCCGAGCCCGAGCTTTGAGGCCACGTTCGAATTGAGGGTGAGCGTGTGCCGCAGCGTGCTGAAGGCCTGCGTGAACACGGCCTTGAAGGTCGGCGCCACGCCGAGCAACTGGTTGGCGATCGAGATCTTCTCGCCAGTGGCGGCGATCGTGTACGTGTAGTCGATCTTCACCACGACGGCGTTCTCGGTCGCGTTGAAGCTGTACACGCCCGCCGATACGGAGTACTGCCCGACTGCCGGCGCCGAGGCCACGCGCGTGAAAGGCAGTCCGGTGGCGCTGTAGCGCACGCCCAGGTCCTCGACGAAGGTCGCCGAGTTCGCGACCGTCACGGCGGCCGTGGCGATGGTGCCGGATTCGTCGATTGCGACCGAGGTCTGCCCGGCTGCCTTGGTGCCGTTGAAGAACAGGCTGTTGGCGATGCGCCCGGAGAGCTGCGCGAACTTCGCCTTGCAGGCGATCTTGCCGGTGCCGCGCGCGACGGCGAGCGGAAACTGGTAGCCGCCGTAGAGCTCCTTGTTGCCGAACGAAAAGTCGACCGAGCATTCCTGCATGGCGCCGAAACGCGGCGGCGTGGGGTTCGCGCCCGAGTCGATGCCCCAGAGAGTGCCCGAACCGAAACCGTATTGCATGATGTACCTCCTGTCGAGAAATCGAAAATGCGGTGGATGCGGCCGGCGGCCCTATGCTGCAGCGGCGAGCAGTGCCTTCAGCTCTTCCTTCGCCGCGTACACGACGTTGTAGAGCTCCGTGTTGCGCGAGAGCGGGCTGTTCTGCAGCCGCTCGTTGAACCAGCGGTCGACGATCGCCGCAGTCGCGTTCGCGGCGGCCGGAGCGCGCGCTGCGGCTTCCGGCGTGGTCTGTTCCTTGAGCATGGCGTCTCCTTCAGGGCTGTTTGGTGATGTCGTCGGCAAGCGTCAGGAAGCGGAACGCGTACTTGAGCGTCCGCTTTCCAGGAGTCGCGTCGCCGGCGTCCGCGATCCAGTCCTGGTCGGTGAGCCGCACTCGGGCGATCCTCAGCCCGGAGGCGGCGTAGTTGCGGCGCATTACGAGCGGATGGATCAGCACCGCGTACGCGTCGGCCTTGGTTTCCCAGACGTCGCCGCGCACGTAGATCGACACGCCGATCGACAGCTCGTTATCGTCGATCTCGTCGGAGAACGTTCGCTGGGCGTTGTCCAGGGTGACGATGTTGAGGGTGTCGCCCTCGTCGGCGGAGATCGCGTCCTCGCGCGCCCGCTCGACGCGCGTGCCGACGCCGGTGACGGCGTTGTACAGCGCGGTCTTCACCTCGTCGGCCACGCGCTCGAATATCGACGCAGCCATCAGCTCCCCTTGCGCAGCTTCGCCTCGAGCAGGCTGCCGTCGAGCTTGCGGCGCGGATTTTCACGCAGCGTGTAGTCCTGACCGTCGATGCGGACCACCTCGTCGCGCTTGATGCCGACCAGCAGGCTCGCCGGATACTCGATGGCGTAGTCCGTCGATAGCACCTCGCCGGAAAGCACACCGTCCTCCGGCGCGTGGAACCGCACCTGCGGCGTCTGCGTCGGCCCGCCGCCGGACGGGGTCCATGCGGCCTCCTTGAGTATGCCGGCGCGCGCGAAGGCCGCGAAAAACTGGTCGGTGGTCAACATGGCAGCGAAGGCGGCGCGGGCACCTGGCGGCGCCCGCGCTATCAGCCCTCTGGCCCGGTTACGTGCGCTTGCCGAGCAGCAACGTCTTCGGCCGTGTGCAGTAGGACAGGCCGTTCATCTGCACCTCGAGGTTCACGCCCTTGCCGTTCTGCATGTCGTACTGACGCGCGTAGCGCGGCAGGCCGAGCGTGTTGACCGTCTCGATGTAATCCGCCGGCCCGTACACGGTGCGGAAGAGCCCCGGCACGCCGACCGCAAAGATGTGCACCTTGTCGGTGTTCACGAACGCGCTGCCGCCCACCGCGCCGCGGTAGTTCTCGAAGCGGATGCCGCCGTAGTCGAGCATCTGGAACGCCGACGTTCCGCGCAGTTGCGATGCCTCGGCCTGGTTCAGGAATGTCTCGCGCACCTCCTTATGGGCGATCAGATCGTCCCAGAACGCGTCGCCGCAGAACGCATAGATCCCCTGGTACGGGATGCCGCCCAGGTTGTTCGCGACCAGCCGCACGGCCGCCGTGCACACTTTGCGCACGGCGCCGCTCGCCGGGGCGGCATTGTCCAGGTCGAAGTCGATCTCGGCCTCCTGCGACACGCCGAATTCCGTGAACAGGTTGTAGAGCGTGCTGCCGTCGCCGTTCAGGATGGTGCCCTTGATGGCCCCGATCCGCTGGTACTCCAGGGTCGGGTCCAGCTTCAATTGCACGTGCTGGCCGAGGCGCATGTTGACCATGTCGAACACCGTCTGCAGCACACTCTCCTGGCCGAACGCGCGCACGCCCTGCACTTCCTCGGCATAGATCGCATCGTCGTGCTGGTAATGCGGGATTGCGAGGATACGCGCGGTGCGCTTGTCCTTCGCGGATGTTTCGCCGGGCCCGCCCCGCGGCGTCGGGTTGATGATCTTCAGCTCGCCGGCGACCTCCTCGATCATGATGCTCGTCACGGGCACACCGGTTTCCGCCCACGTGATGACCTGGCCGGCGCGGCCGGGGATGAACGGCAGCTTGTTGACCGCGTCGGTCAGCGCGATTACGCCGAAGGCGTCCTGCTTGAAAACGTCGAGCATGCCGATGCCGACGATGGCGAGAGCCATTCCACCGGTGTGGTCCGGATGGATCACGCCGGTGGCGCTGAGGATGACCGCCAGAAAGACGGCGGCGCACGAGAAGAATTTCATGTTCATGAAACGCATGGTATGTCTCCTGAGGATGTCTGGACGATCCGCGCCGCTAGCGCAGGATGATTCCGAGGGCCGCCAGTTCGTCCGTGGCGAGGGCCTTCTCCGCGGCGCTGGCCGCGGCGGGCCAGGTGAGCTCGGTGGTGATCACCTCGGCATCGCGCGCAATCACCGCGCACGGCGCGGCCGCGGTGCTCGCGTTGCAGTCCGCGACCAAGATGGCCGCCGCGTGCTGGCTGCCGTCGAGCGCGGTCAATCCCAGCAGCGTGAAATAGCCTGCGGCCGTGGCGATGTTGATGGTGAACTTGTCGCCCAGAACGAAATCCGCCGTGCCCGGCGCGATGACGAACTTGATGTCGTCGGCGAAGATGGCGGTGCCGAGCACGTCGCCCAGCACGACGCCCTCCGGATTCTCCACGCGGAACGTACCCACCGCCCCTGCCGTGGCGACCAGGATGCAAGTCGCAACGTAATTGCCGGGCTCGGCCCCGGCGAGCTTCGGCGTGGTCGCGTCCAGCGTGAGCGTGCCGGTACCGGTGTTTCCGGCGCCGGAGACGGCGGCGCTGCCCAGCTTGATCTTGCCGAGCACCGTGCCGGCGCCCAGGTTCTGGCCGCTCGCGAGCGTGCCCTTGTCGCGCGAGCGGTTGCCGCTCGCTTCCGAGAGCAGGAAGCCGCTCGCGTGGGTCTTTTCGGTCAATGCCATGTCAAACTCCTTTTCTGATGGATGAGATCGTGGTGTTACCGGCTGCCGCGCCGCCGGCCGGAGGTTCTACTGCACCGTCTGCGCCGACCCGGCGCGTGCCGCGTAGATCGCAGCCGAGTCCAGGCGCGGCTTGCTGCCAGCGGCGGGTTCGCCCGTGTCGGCGCCGACGCTGGGGTTCTTCAGCGCCGCCATCGCGCCGGCGAACGAGCTGGCGGTCTTGTCGGCTTCCTTGGGCGCCGCGGCGAGCAGCTTGGTCGCCGCCTCCAGCGTGCTATCCGTCTCCAGCGCCAGGTGCAGTGCGAGCTTGCCGCGGCCCGCTGCCTCCGAGTTGCCGAGGATGCCGGCGATGCGCGTCCGTTCCGCCTTCGCACCTTCGATGCGGCCGGCCTCTTCGCCTTCGCTTCGCGCCGCCGTGCGCGCGGCGGCGATCTGCGCGTCCACCTGCGCAGCGCTGGGTTGTTCGGCGGAAGGTTCGGTGGCCGCCGCTTTCTTCGGTTCGCTCATCGTGGTCTCCTTGCGGGTTGAAAGACGGCGTGCGGCCAGCCGCATGCCGGTGAACTCGGATTGCTGCCGCAGATCGCTCTCCAGCGCCGCGACGGTTTCGGCGAGGGTGGCGATGCCGTCGACATACCGTCCCTCGAGCGCCGCCGGCGGCGTGAGCAGGCCGGCCTGCGTGGCGCGGACGGTGGCCTCGCTCAGGTCGCGCATCGCCGCGACGTGCTCGCGGAACATGAGGCCAAAGCGATCGACTTCCGCCTGTAGCCATTTGCGCGCCGGATCGGAAAGCGGCTCGTGCGCGTTGCCGTCGATCTTGCGCGCGCCGTCGTACACGAATTCGAACGTATAGCCGTCCCGCGCGTCGCGCGCGGACTGGTCAACGTGCAGCGCGACCGCGCCGATCGACCCCACGCCGCCAGTGATCGGCACGTACACGCGATCGGCCGAGCAGGCCATCCAGTAGCCCGCCGAGTAAGCCTGCTCGTTCACGCTCGCCCAGAAAGGCTTCGTCGCGCGCGCCGCGACGATGCGGGCGGCCATCTCGACGATGCCGTTGCCCTCGCCGCCGGGCGTGTCGAATTCGAAAAGCCCCGCGCGAATGCCGGCGTCGCCTGCCGCGTCCTCGATCATCGAAGCGACGCCGTCGTACGATGTGAGACCCGACATCGCGTCCAGCCAGCTGCCGCGCTGTACCAGCGTGCCGAGCACCGGGATGATCGCGATCCCGCTTTCGGTGACCGCGTAGGGCTTGTCGTCACGTCGCTGCAGGGGGATGCCGGCGTACGCGATCATGCGGCGCTGGTGCGCGCGCTCCGCGGCCGCGCGCGGATCCTCCTCGCCATCCTCCATCAGCGATATGGCGCCGGCGTCGAGCTTCTGGCCGCTCAGCCGAGCACGGAACACGCGCTCGATCACCTGCGCCTTGTCCGGGTGAATCAACAGCGGCGTGCCGTACAGGCGCGCCCAGAGCTGCGGATAACGCATCGCCGGTCTCCTAAAGCACCGAGGCCGCCTCGGGGGCGGCCTCGCTGGGTTGGCTGGGCGCGGCGGGC